AGAAAGGTAGGATAGTTATATTTCCATCATTTGCAGCACACCGAGTCTTAGAGTTTGATAAAAAAGATAGATACACTATGATAACATTTATAAAAGGGAACACTTTTAAATGAAACTAAACAACGATTTTAAATATTCAATACAAATACCAAAGTTTTTAACACACGAAAAGTGTGATGAATTGATAGAACAAATAACCACAACAGAAGAAGTTGTAACTGGAGGAGTTGGTGGTGAGTGTGGTGAAGCAGCAATCATACCAGAGATACGAGTTACAGAGGAGTGGTATTTATTTGACCAACCAGACAATAGATTAAGACCCGATAAGTGTAATAATGATTGGAAGTGGTTACAGGATAAAATACATCAAGTAGTAAGGATTGTTAATCAGGGTGTATTTCATTTTGACATTGAGGGAGCAGACGATGAGTTAAAACTTATCAAATATCACCAAGGTGGATTTTATGGTTGGCACACAGACTTTAATGCAGGTAGTTGTTCTAATAGAAAACTTGTAGCAATTGTCCAACTAACAGACCCAAGTGAATATGAGGGTGGTGAAGTTCAATTTGGTATCCAAGATAAGCATACAAAAGAGTGGTATACAATGAACCAATTAAAAGGTTCATTAACTATATTTCCTACATTCTTATCTCACAATGTTACACCAGTCACTAAAGGAACAAGATATGTTCTACAAGAATTATTTATTGGAGACCACTTCAGATGATAGAGAATCTAACACAAAAGAAAAACTTTAAGTTTGTTGTTCACAAAGACGACTTCTTAACTGAAAAGAGATGTGATGAATTATTAGAAATGTTTAATACTTCAGAACAACATAAAGCTACGGTAGCAGGAACTTACAAAGGAAATGGTGCTGATGTAGTAAATGAAAGTGTTCGTAAAGTTCAAGAGGTTAGATTTGATACTGATGTGATATTGTCAGACGGATTTAATCTAAACAAAAATATAAATATGGCTTGTGAAATGGCAAATGCATTATTCTTCAACTTTGATATTTCTAACCAACTTTCTAATATTCGTATGTTGAGATATGAAGACACTGGTAAATATGATTGGCATTTGGATATTGGAAATGAAGAGACATCAGTTCGTAAAATTACAGCAATCGTCCAACTATCAGATGAAAATGATTATGAGGGTGGAAACTTTGAGTTCAGCATGACTGATGAAACAGGTGAAAAAACAGCAGTCGGTAGTAGAAAGAAAGGGAGTTTAATATTGTTTCCATCATATTTAGGACACAGAGTGTCACCATTAACGAGTGGAGTAAGAAGTTCAATACTAACCTGGATGTTGGGAAATGCATTTAAATAAAGTATTAGTGTTGGGTTGTAGTCGTAGTGGAACAACTGAATTTTGTAAAACACTACAAGAAATCTCATCTAAAAAATTTATATGGGAACCAGAATTTAATCATTCAGAAAAAATAATAGAATCCTTGGGTGTAAAAACATTTCTTGACAAAATGTATGACAATGAAGATACATTTGGTATAAAGTTTGGTGTATACCCAGAAAAAAAGTTACATAGAACTATAATAGAATACCACGATTTAGTTTTCTTTTTATCAAGAAGAAATGTATTTCAACAAGCACTATCATTGAATCTGGCGAAGAAGACAGAAAAGTGGAGAGCAGTTGACTTTGGTGTAGAAACATTCTCACAAAAAGAAAAAGATGAGTATAATAAAATCAAAGTTAGTAAAATTAATATTGAAGATATAAAGGAAGACATAAAAGGAATAAAAGAAACTTCAATAAAAACTATTGGTTATTTAAAAAACCACAAAAATTCACGAATACTATTTTATGAAGATTTATTTGGATTTTTCTCTGGTGTTAAAATAAACACCGAAGATAATTACAAAAATATCGAGAACTGGCAAGAACTAAAAACTTTTTACGAACAGAATAAAGATTTTTGTCATTTTGACTTGTAGTATTACTATTTATTTATATCTAAAAGGTTATTCACAATGAAAACAAAAACACTATTTGACCACATAAAAGAAATTACAAATTCACAGAACCCAAATTATTGGGAAGATATTTCTGATGCGGATAAAAAATCTTGGTCAAATTATATGGTTCATAGATTTCTATCAATGAAACCAGAGTGGATTGAAGTAGTGAATGAAATACAACAATACTGGGAATTGGAACCAAAATCAGTTTATCAATTCTACACCAATGTGATTCCTAAGAGTAGAACATTTCTCAGATATACAAAGTCTAAGAAAAAGTCAAAGATAGAAAGTTGGGCAATGGATATATTATGTGAGTATTTTGAAGATAGTTCACAGAATATTGAAAAAACACTTGACATTATGGGTAAAGATGTCGTATATTCAATTATATCAAAGTATGGTGTAGATGAAAAACAACTAAAAAAAATATGGAGTAAATAATGATTAAAGACGCACCAACAAAAGTTATTGACGATGTAGGTCAAGAATATGACCCAACAGAAATACCAAAGGCAACCTTAACCAAAGAAGACCAGGAAATGGTAGACACACAAGATGTCGTAAAATATATGGAAAGAACTTATCCTGAAATGACAGGTGAGTTTCTAAAAATACAATCAGAACAATATGAATTGTTTTGTAGAAAACAATATGATTATGGTCCACAAAATATAGCAGTAGGAACTATTTTAAAAACACCAGAGGACATCAAATTGTCGTTGTTAGGATTGTGGTTCAGAATGAACGACAAGATAGAAAGAATGAAAACATTATTATTGAGAAATGGAACAAATTCAGTTGAGGGAGAACCCGTAACTGATAGTTTTTCAGATGTATCAAATTACGGAGTAATGGCACAAGTAGTAGCGAGGGGTAAATGGGCAAAATAAGTTATAGTCAATTCAGTATGTGGGACAAGTGTCCTTATACTTGGGAAGTAAATTATGTTAAGAAAGAAAAGACTTTCGTTGGTAATATTTACACTTTGTTCGGTAGTGCTATTCACGAAACTATCCAAGCATATTTAGTATGTTATTACGAACGAACAATCAAAGAAGCAGATGCACTACCACTACACGATATTCTAATCTATCGTATGAAAGAATTATATAAAGACTCCAAAGAAAGATATGGTGATGAGTTTGAGGTGGACCAAAAAGAAATGATTGAGTTCACTAATGACGGATTTGCAATCATTGATGAGTTCTTGAAAAGAAAAGGTAGTCATTTCAAAAAGAAAGATACAGAATTAGTCGGTATCGAGATGAACTTGAATTACAAACTACCAAAAGATATGAGATTTGTTGGGTTTATGGATGTTGTTCTACACGACAAGAAAACCGGTCGTATGAAAGTTATTGATATCAAATCATCTACTATGGGTTGGAACAAGTATATGAAAGCAGATAAGAACAAAACCAATCAGTTATTGTTGTATAAACACTTTATGGCAAAACAATTAGAAATATCAGAAGATAAAATAGATGTTGAATATTTAATACTAAAGAGAAGATTATATGAAAATATGATGTATCCACAGAAAAGAATTCAGGCATTCTCACCTGCGAGTGGAAAACCAAGTGTCAATAAGGTTATGAATAGGTTACAAGAGTTTATAGATGAGTGTTATGATGACAAAGGTAAAATCATCGCACACGACTATGAAAAATGTGAAAAGCACAAGAAGTGCAGAAGTTGTAAGGATTTATAATGACAGAACCAAGTTTAAGATTAAAGGTAACGGACTTTTTAGCAACAGACTTTGAACAAGAAGTATTTCAAGAGTTGATGAAAATAAAGCAATTAGATTATCTAAGTGGTGTTCCATTTCCATTGTACTTTTGGTATGATAGACAGACAGAAATGGTAGACTTAAAAACATTAGAACCATTCATTAAGTATTGGAAAACTGATGGTCAGTTTAATACTAAGATAATTATTATTCCAGAGCTAACTGATGACCAAAATCATTTTATCACTTATGATATCAGACCCAAGGGAGTGAAACCAGTAAATACAGATTATATGGAAAATTATAGATTTTCATATGAATATGACAATCCAAGAGATATTATAAATGGATTAAAGCACTTCGTAAAAACTTATGAGTTCGTTAATAAAGAAGAACTAAATCCAGAAACGACCAGGAAACAGAAACGAAACGACTAATGAAGATAGCAATTATCGGAAGTCGAACCTACACTAATAAAAAAAACATACAGAATTTTATATTTCGATTAAAAATGGAACATCCAGAAGTAGAAATTGTCTCTGGTGGAGCCAAAGACGGAGCAGATAGATACGCAAAGAAGTATGCATTAGAGTTTAAAGTTCCTTATAGTGAATTCCCACCACAACACCAACCACATAATATGTATTGCGTAATGGAAGCTTATAATTACGGAAAACCATATGCGGTGGGTTATTATCACAAACGAAACAAAGATTTAGTTAAATATTCAGATAAAGTGGTGGCATTTTGTAAGGACGGAGAGATTACTAATGGAACAAAATCCGCATTAGAATATTGTGAAAAAATAAATAAAAAATATGTTATTTTAGACTAAACTAACTATTTATATATACATATATACAAATTATGAGTAAAGAAGAAAAATTAACATCAGTAAAAGTCATTGACGAGTTATACAAGAAGTTTAGAGAAAAATCTATTCGTGATGACTTCTCACTACAAAAATTAGTAAATCGTAGTCTGGATTTGTTTGTCCACGATGAAGATTTCGCAAAATCACTACTTGACTATAAAAATTTAGAAGAGAGTGGTTCAAAATATTAACAGAAAGATAAGGTTATATGGAAAAAATACAATTACCTAAATTAAAAAAAGTTTCAGATGTTCCTAAGAGGGACAAGAAAAAGATATTATTATTATCAGATGACTTGAGAATGTCAAGTGGTGTCGGAACAATGTCAAGAGAGATTGTTATGGGAACCATTGATAAATATGATTGGATTCAAGTTGGTGGTGCAATCAAACATCCGGATGGGGGTAAAATAATTGATATGAATGAATCAGCGACACAAGAAACTGGAGTTGAAGACGCTTATTTAAAAATTTATCCAGTTGATGGATATGGTAATCCAGAGTTAGTCAGGCAGTTAATAAAGACAGAAAAGCCAGACGCTATTATGATTTACACAGACCCAAGGTTTTGGATTTGGTTATATGAAATGGAACACGAATTAAGACAAAGCATTCCTATTTTCTATTATAATATTTGGGACGATTTACCTTATCCAATGTGGAACGAACCTTATTATGAAAGTTGTGATTTGATTATGAATATATCTAAACAAACACACAACATAGTTCAAAATGTATGTCAGAATAAACCAAGAACAGATTGGGACTCAACTTATATACCACACGGAATTAACGAGAAACATTTTTATCCAGTTGTTGATGAAACAGAAAGATTGGAGATGAATAAAATGAAGTCAGAACTTTTCCAAGGGAAAAATATTGAATTTTGTATGTTATATAATAATCGTAATATTAGAAGAAAAATGACATCAGACACAATTATGGCTTTCAAAACTTTTGCAGACAAACTACCAAAAGAACAGAGAGATAAGACAGCATTTGTTTTACATACTCAACCAGTTGACCAAAATGGGACAGACTTACCAGCAGTGTGTGAAGAACTATGTCCAGATTTAAATATTATATTCTCTACTAATAAATTAGAAAATAAACATCTGAATTATCTATACAACATAGCAGATGTTACGATTACCTTATCATCCAACGAGGGTTTTGGATTAGGAACTTGTGAAAGTTTAATGTGTGGAACCCCAATTATTGTTAATGTTACGGGTGGATTACAAGACCAATGTGGATTTAGATTGGAAGATAAATTATTAACTTATCAAGATTATGCAGATATTGAATCTTTACACGATTGGAGAAAGTGGGAAAATAATAAAGACTTAACTCACGGAGAGTGGGTAAAACCAGTATGGCCTAAGAGTCGTTCATTACAAGGTTCACCACCAACACCATATATTTTTGATGACAGGTGTGATTGGATAGATGCGACAGACTCTATCCAACACTTTTATGATATGACACCAGAGCAAAGAAAAGAGTGTGGATTTAAGGGACACGAATTCGTAACCAGTGATGACGCAATGATGAGTGCAAGACATATGAGTCAATTATTTATAGACCATATGGAAACTGCATTTGAAAAATGGACACCAAGAGAAAAATATGAGGTAATCAAAGTATGAAACCAATGATATTAGTAACAGCACCAGTCGAAACTCGTAGTGGATATGGAAACCACGCAAGAGATATTTGTAGAGCATTAATTGAATCTGACAAGTATGATGTTAGAATACAAGGAGTTCGTTGGGGAAATACACCACCAAACGCATTAGAAAAAAATAATCCAATTCATAATGAAATACAAAAAAGACTTTTAAGACAACCTTCATTAGAAAAACAACCAGATTTACATTTACACATTGTTATTCCAAATGAATTTCAACCATTAGGTAAAAAGAATATCGGTATGACAGCAGGTATTGAACACTCAGTTCCACCGGCGTCTTGGATAGAGGGTGTAAATCGTATGGATATGACAATCTTCACATCAGAATATTCAAAGAAAAGTTTCGACGAGGTAGAATTCACTAAGTTTGATAATAACACTCAAAAGGCTATCGGTTCATTAAAGGTTGAAAAACCATCTGATGTACTATTTGAGGGTGCCGATACAAATGTTTATAAACAAACAAAAGAAATATCAAATGATTTGAAAAAACAATTTGAGACCATTAAAGAAGACTTTTGTTTCTTATTCGTTGGACATTGGTTACAAGGTAATCTTGGAGAAGATAGAAAAGATGTTGGTATGTTGATAAAAACTTTTTTAATGATGTTTAAGGGTAAAAAAGAAAAACCAGCACTTATTCTAAAAACCAGTAGTTCAGGATTTTCAATTATGGATAGAAATGAACTAAAGAGAAAAATAAATCAAATTAAAAAATCTTTAAATCTTGATGACTTTCCAAATATTTATATATTACACGGGGATTTAAGTGATGAAGAGATGAACCAATTATACAATCATCCAAAAGTAAAAACTCATATTACATTTACTCACGGAGAGGGATTCGGAAGACCACTATTAGAAGCATCTTTAAGTGGTAAACCAATTATAGCACCAGTTTCAACGGGTCAAGCAGACTTTTTGGAAAAGGAATATGTGGTGGAAATACCACACACTATGGCAAAAGTTCCAGAGTCATCATTTCCAAAAGAGTATATGAATCCGGAAGCAGTTTGGTCAGTTGTTAATTATAATATGGCAGCAAGACTAATGGTTGATGTGTTTGAAAATTACGATAAGTATAAACTTCGTGGGAAAAAACAAATGATTGTCAATAAAGAACGATTCAATCACGAAGAGATGAGTAAAAAATTATTAACAATGGTAGAGAAAATTTTAGAAGATGTTCCACAACAAGTTCAGTTAAAACTTCCGGACTTAAAAAAGGAACCAAAAAAATTAAAACTACCAAAATTAAAAAAGGCATAAAATGGCAGAAAGAAAAATAACTTGTCCAAATTGTTTAAATAGTGAAAGATGTTTTGAGGAGGATGTGAATCAAATAGAACAATTCAAATCATATATGTGTTTCAATTGTGGATTCACAAGTAATTCATCTTTTTCTGAAAATTCTGATACACTTAATAAGTTGTTAGAAAATTCAACTGAATTAGTTAAACAAGTGTCGCTATTTGATTATGATAGAAAAATTACCTGGGTTCCAACAACACTCAATATGGGTAAATTAGGAATAATATTTCCAGAGGGAACTAAAAACAATTGGAACTGGAAGTTAGCAGAGGTTCGTAAGTTATCACCAGAGGAACAAAAAGACCCACAATTTGAGGGACACGAACACACATTAGATATCGAGAACTCTAAAACATATGGACAATATGAGTTTCTTGATGCTTGTAAAGAAATGGGTATTGTGAAAGATTTATGAAAAACACCACTTGGCAAAGATTACAACCAGGACAAATAGTTAAATTTAGTTATAAGTCAGTAGATTCTAAAAGAGGGATGAATAGAACTGTTTTAATCATTGACCCAAAATATAGATATAAAAAAAAGTCAACTGGTAGAATTGTTCAATATGTAGTGGGATTACAATTAGACACTGCCATTACACCACCAATAAACACTCGAGCATTTAAAGCTTTACTTTCTAAATTGGGTGGAGTATCAATTGATGAAAATATTGTAGAGGTAGGTGATAATCCAGATAAAGCAAATAAGATAAATTCAGAAGTTATCTACAAATCCTTAAAACGATTCCTAAAGAAAAATGATGTTTTTAGAACTTTCTTTTTAAGAGAGTGTAGAAAGAGAAGAGTATTTTTATTAGATGATTATAAAGGTTTCCCAAGAGGAGCAAAAGATGATATAGACATCAAAAGGAAGATTGAAGAAACTATTAAAAAAACAGAGGAATATGTAGGATGAAGATTAGTTATGGAATAACGGTTTACAATGAATACAAAGAATTAGATAATTTATTAGACCACTTGTCTAAACATATTAGAGATGAAGATGAGGTGATAGTCACACGAGATGTATCAAAGGTCGGTGACAAAAGTATAATGCAAGATGAGTTTTATGCTCTTGAAAAGGTATTGGAAAAATATGAATATGGAACTTACTTTCAACCAAGACAACTAAAAGTAACGACATTTGAATTTAATAAAGATTTCTCTAAAT